TGATCTGGATTCATTCGACGTGAATAGTGCCTACCATACCAGCACCTTTGTGGGGACCACACCAATAAGTATAGTCACCTGCCTCAGGAAAGGCAACGTCAAACTCTTCACCAGGCAGCATTGCTAGGGCTTCATGACCTAGCTCTGGATGATCCTCAACAATAACGTTGTGAGGGGGGAGCATGTTGTTAACAAAATGGACGGACTCACCTGCAGAAATAGTAACTTCTGCTGGATCAAATACTAGGTTTCCATTAGAACCCATCTGCACATCTACAGCAAATGCAGGTGCAGCGATGAAAAGTGAAGCAAAAAGTGTGATTAGGAAGGTTTTAATCTTTTGCATTCTTTATTATTTCCTCAACTCTACGGCGCATGTTTTCCATGTCCTTCTGTATATATCTCTGAGAATAACCATGACGTTGAAATAATATCATGGTACCCTGATAAAACATAGTGGCCGCAAAGACTAAGAGTAAAACGATCCCCACTAATTCAACGTGATGTGTAGCCATGGGAGAAGTGGTGGTATTACTCCGATAAGTCGAAGAAGACCTTCAGAGAAAAGTCCTAGAATAAAAAATCCAACAAACATACTGATGATACCAGCGTTACGATTGTGTCTTCGTATCGCATCATCAATCATCTCCTGCACTTCATCGCGTGTCAGTCTTTCTGGGATCTCAACATCCTTTCCCCACTTACTAAGCATTTTTTCGCTCCCACTTCTCATCTTGAGAGTCAGCGAATTTATCCAAATCTGCCATTCTCTTTTCCCAGGTATCTCCAGAGTCAGATCCTTTACATGGATTGATACACTGGTGATTTCCATAATTATTGCAAACTAATCCTGCAAGATCATGAGGATCACCAAGTTTGCCAGTGCCCGACCAGTAGTGTTGACCATTTAACCATAAAGCACCACACTTGGGACATTCTGCTCTTGTCATAGACAAGTCAGAAGTTTCTTTATCGTTTGCCATAGGTCTGGTAATGCTCCTTGAAAGTTGTTGGTTCTATTCCTAGATCTTTTTCCAACTTTCTTCTGAGGAAGTATGCTCGGACAACGATCCAGTGCCAACGGACATCAATCTCAACAAACCTAACAAAGCGCATTGAATCCTCCATTCCAATATATGCAATGAAACATAGGAGAATCGTAGCAGTCAGGTAGAATGAGACCATACGAGTATCACATTGATACAACTATTATAGGACTATTTACCAGATTTGCAAGCTACAATAGATTGCAATTTGTATATATGTTAAGGATTGCTGATCAGCAATTCCAAGCTCTTAGTGATTTGTTGATCCTGCTGTCAGGATCATTGGCGGTTTTCTTAGAAGTTAGTTTAGATTTCATGCCCTTCATTCGAGCGCAAAACGATGCCCTACGGGGGTTTCCAACCTTCTTGCTTGGTGCTTTAAGGTCGCTTCCAGGATTTTCTCTCTCGTAAGACTTTCGCCCTTTCTCGTTAAGTCCACCTTCTTTGTTTTTTCCCGCCTTCCTTGTCCAGGCTGCGGCTTCATTTGTTACTTCTTCGTTTTTGGGTCGGCAGTCAGGGACCAATTTGCCACCCTTCATCTTCATGCCAACTTTTTTGTGGGTCTTCCAGCACTCGTCTACAAATTGCTGATAGGTTTTAAGACCCTCAAATTCTTCTTTCTTGCTCTTGTTTCCCCAGTTTTTTGCACCAGCTTTGCGGCACTTGACCAATGCACCAGAGGCATATGCACTTGGCCAAACAGAATAACGAGACTTGACCTTATGGTAGCAAGCATCTTTCTTGCCCTCCATTTGGACTTCTTCTTTTTTCAAACCAAGCTTACGCTTGATCTTACCAAACACACCTTCTTTCTTCTTTGCTTTAGCAGCATCAATACGCTTTTGCAGCTCAGGAGAATATTTTACAGAAGATTTCTTCTGACGCTTGGCATAGTCCATGTAGGACTCACCCTTCTTCAGTTTCTTAGGATCTGCTTTTTTAGCAGCAGGTTTAGATGCAGCAGCACGATCCTCACGGGCACGTTGGTTAGCGCCAGGACCACCCAACTTACGATCTTGCTCAGGATCAGGATGCCAAGTATCGGCACGCTCTAGGATAGTTTCTTCAGTTGCCACGTTTTTTGCTTTCCCTTTTTTATTTGGATTTGGATCTTCAGCATTCTTTCTACGGAATGCTCTCTCCTCTTCGTCTTTATTTAGGTCTCGCTTCATTTTACTAGACCCGCACTTGGGTTTAGTTGTTTGTCCTGGTTGTTTGGCACAGGGTTTTCCTGCGTATTTACCACCCAGTTGAACCCAACCAGGGGTGCCATCAGAAGAGCGACTCTTAGTAAACCAGTCACGCAAAGAACTATCACCACTCTTGTTTTCATTGAAGATCTCATTATAAGTAGGGGGCATTTTTACTTGCTCTTTTTGTGCCAATTTATTGGCAGTAGCATACATCACCTCTTTGGCACGCTTGCCATAGAGACGACGAAAACGAGAGGCACTACGCCTCTTCATTCCCTTGATAATTCTTTCAGCTTCCTGGTTTACTGCTGGCATATCAACCTTCGATTTGCACTTCGTTGATATACATGGTCATGCCATTTGTGGTATCACCCTGTGCCTGAATCTTAATGCTGTTTCTAGCAAATGCAGTGCCAGTAAATGCAGCAAGTGAAGATGCATCAGCATCAATAGTAATAGCACCAGTTACAGGATTAACAGCAGTAACTTCTTTATGGGAGAAGTTGTAACCAGAAACAGCAGCACCTGAGATGGTTACATAATCACCAACAACAATGTTGGTTTGTTGGTTGGGATTATCTAAAGTTAATACACAAGGATTAGCAGCAGTTGCACCTGCAATCTTTGCTGCTTTTGGTTTTGAAAGTTTGAAGATTTCAGCACCATTGACAGGCATATGGACTAGCTCATCCGTAGTTACATCAGGAGCACCACCCCATGCAAAGTGATTGCTATGCGAATCAACATTGATAAATCTGTAATATCCAGTTTTTACTGTATATGCAGCAGTTGTTTGAGCAGTATCACTATTATCAGTGAGACTACCCAAATCTTGTACGGGTACGGTTACATTCGATGACATGGCACTCAGTTAGATTTCTTCTGTATTATTTATCTCTTTTTGCTTCTTTAGCATCTTTTGGAGATCTGCTGTGCTACCAACAAACATCGTGTTGTTGACAGTAGACGGTCCAGACTTCTTTTCTTCGGCATCCAACTCCTTCATCTTCTTTTGTAGATCAATCAACTTATCAGCAGTGTCTGCTACGTTTTTAATAAGTTGACCTGCCACTTCATAAGCACGAGGATGATCTGACGCTCGTGCCACATCAAGTATTCCATCTACTGCCTCCTGTCCTTTCATTACTAAGTTGTGAAGTTGAGCACGACTAATCTCATAGTCTTGCTTGACATCTTCAGTCTCGGATTTTTTGAGAGTTGGTTTCACTTTCTCAACATGCTTCTGGAGCTCCGAGGGTTCGGCACCAAAAGCATCATTGAGACCATCAAAGGGGTTTGCCATATTAAATGTCCTCGTCTACTCCACTTACAGGATTGCGTTTCTTATTGTCTGCAAACTCTGCCTTGAGCTCGCCAAAACCAAAATCGTCGTCTGCATCTGCAGTAACTGGATCTGGCTCCACTGTGTATCTGACGTTTCTTGGTGCCGATGCAGTATTGGTATCGGCATAGTAATCGACGATTGCCTTTTTGATCGTCTTGGAATCGGTGACAGGACCGTATAGATATGTCTTGCAAGTAAATTGCAATGTATAAATGATTGCTCTGCGAGTAGAGAAATCACCTTCATAATCGTCTTGGTAGTCAACACTAGTTAGGACTACAGGCACATCTCTAATCTCACTAGAAATATCTTCCAACATCTTAACCGACAAGTTGTAATGTGGTTGGAAGAATGGGAGAATTTGCTCTAGGATTTCTAGACCATCTTCTTGAGTTTTAGAAATAATTGCCAACTCAAAAGAGAGGTTATAAGGCACAGGCATATAGACGTTTTTATTTTCGTCTACATCCTTAGCAACCTTAATTTTTTGAGTAGGTGAAACTTTTCTACTGGGGTCATAAGTAATACCATTGATCTCAAAAGAGATTCTAGGCAGAGTAATCTGCACTCTTTTGTTTGTAGGATCAGGGGTAGCATCCAAACGTGCTAGAAATTTCTGCTTTGGACCATATGCCAAAGGCACCTTCATGACCTGATCGTCTTTATGGATCTCAATGTTATTAAACAGAGTGCCAAAAGAGACGACGGTCTTTCTAAAAATTGAATGATATGAATACGTACCTAACATCAGACTGTAGTATCAGTAGTGGACCCAACGCTGCCGAATGGATTAACTTCGGTGAAGTCTAGGATATCATCATCCTGTGTTTCAAACGAGTAGTTTTGATCAATGGTATCAGCGGTATTGGTATTATTTAGTGTGTTGTAAGACTCGGGAGACCAGAGAGCACCAGAAGACTGTCCTTTGATAGTCTCTGCAGTATTGAAGGTTCCTGTTCTGTTGATGATTTGAAGGGCACGAGTCGAAGAATCCCAGGACTTGACTTCTGCTCTAGAGTCTTTAGGCGAGTAGTCGATTGTAACAGTAGGAACTGAAGTATAACCAGTGCCAGGAGCTGTGACAGTAATCCCAGTGACAATCCCAGCAGCACTAACCGTAGCAGTCGCTGTAGCGCCATTTCCCCCTCCTCCAGTGATAGTTACAGTTGGTGGTAAAGCAGACTTATAATACTCACCGCCATCAGTGACAGTGATAGATCCCACACCATCTCCAGAGAGTGCTGCGGTTGCTGTCGCTAGATAAAGATCACCAATGATTTCTTCACCAACTGTGAAGTCTCCTGTACCGCCAGGGTCCATAACCAACTTAATAGAATTAGCGAATGCCAATTCGACAGCATCGATCTCTGCAACACCAGTGTCGAGGTCTTCGTCGCTGTACTCGAAGAGTTCGCATTGACACTCCCAGACATATCCCTTACCCAGCTGATAGAAGGGTCTTTCCCCCTCTACGAATTTAATTTCAAACAGGTGTTTTGCCCTGGGAAACCAGATAAGGTCTCCTTCGTTTGGACGACCTTCTACATTCAATACAGCATTATCATCAACCTTTTCCGTAAACTTCTTACGAGAGAAAATGAATGTAGTCTTGTCTTCTATTCTCACACCAAACTTGGAGAGCAATTCACCTTGACCTTCCCAACCTTCAACGTTATTAACGTATGCTCTAACCTGTAATGCTTGCTCAAATTTACTAGTCTCAACTTCATTTAGAATCGTATCTCTATTGACATAGATTCTAGGTAGATAATAAATGTCTTGACCATACAACTCAATACTCTCTACCATCAAATTCTCAATGAATGTCTGCTCTTGTGCAGATCCATTGAGATTCAATCTACAAGATGAAGTGTAGTCTGATTGAATACAATTGTTTGGGGTGGGATTTGAGTATGTCATCCGATTAGATCAAGTGGTGGTAATTCGTATGTGTTGCGGACCTCTTCTTCCAGATCCTTCTTAAATTGGCTTGCATCTTCTAAGATCTGACGACCATTGAGGGTAACACCACCTAACATTTGAATGCCATCATACTTACTCAGGTTACGACCCCACTGTTGTTGGAAGAGTGCCTCAACATAATCCTTCAACCAGTTATCATTATACATCGCAGTATAAGTTTCAGGATCTTGACGCATGAGCATCTCAACCATGATGTAATCTCCTGCCTGAAGATCATTCCAATCAAAATCAAGATAGAGTCTACCCTGATGCTCATTAAATCTAACTCTACGATTTGCTTGAGAGTTAGTGACAAAATCCAATGTCTCAAGATATTGAGAAGTCATGAAATAGTGAAGGATGTGACCATGCGTCATCGCATAGATGTCATTTAGGAAAATCTGATACTTGATATTAAAGATATTTCCAGGGACAATACTCGATGTGCTGATGCCCGTATATACATGATTGACTCCCAGGACTCCAGGAGGGAGATCAACATAGGTATTATTTTCATACCAGTTAGTTGCTCCCTGCTGAGTAGAGGATTGAGCAGCAGTTTTGATTGCATCAGTGACCTCAATGGTCATGAAGGTTTTGTAACTGCCATTAAAGTGATACTCTTGGAAGTGATCGATCGCCTCTTCAATGAGGTCATCCAGCTGCTCATCACATACATTGATGTCTATAGCAGGATAACCTAATCTGCGAAGAGCATAATTTTTTAGCTCGGTCTTAGAAGCGGGTTTAGTTGCGGACATTTGTTATCAACCGAATGATTGGATAGTAAGTGTAGTAACATCACCTGCAGATACAGTCTCAGTTTTCTTGAAGAATCCATTAACGTTGTCTACAGTTACCGAAGTTGCACCAACAGCAGTAATAACACCCGTAGTGCCAGAAGTGCCACCAGTAACGGTGTCACCAACTGCCATCTCAACGACAGCAGAGACATCAATAGTTGCATCACCACCGCCACCAGTGATGGTGATAGTATCGCCAACAGCATAACCAGATCCATCAGCGTTGATCACAACAGCAGTAATAACACCACCAGAAGCAGTGATGTCAACTGTTAGACCTACGCCACTACCACTAGATGTGGTAGCAACTGCGGTTGCAGTGTTATATCCAGTGCCACCAGCGAGAGATCCTGCATCGAGAGCAGTCACATCACCAGGAGTAGGATCACCAGACAAATTCAAGACAAGCGTTGTAGCAGTTGCAAGGTTGTTGAGCATTGCTCTCAGTTGCTCATATGCATTATCAAGTTTGTCTTGGACTCTTGCTTCAGTGTAGTAGAGGTTAGTGCCCTCAGACAGATCTGAAGTAGTTGCAGCAGCGATGCGAGCATCAGCACGTGCATCGGTGAAGTATAGATTGGTAGATCCCTCAGATACATCGTCTGTATCTTTAGCAGCAAGACTGGTATCAAAACGTGCTTCAGTATAGAAGATATTAGTAACACCCTCAGTTACATTGTCAGTGTCAATATCTGCCTGTGTAACACTCAATTCACCACCAACACTCAATTCAATGCCAGTGCCATAGGTGAAGTGAGTGCGAGTGCGAGCAGCAGTTGTAAAGAGGTTTGTGCTACCTTCAGTTACATTGTCAGTATCAATGTCTACCTGAGTTACAGACAACGTGTAGGTGCCTGCTACGTCATCGTATACCTTAGTAATACCAGTGCTAGCAACAAACAGTGCGTCGATTCTGTCATCAACACGCTCATCAGTGAAGTAAAGATTAGTGCTACCTTCAGTGAGATCATCAGTAGTATGGTTGCTAATATCAGAGGTTTGACCTGTAACATTACCAGTTAGGTTACCAACAACATTACCAGTTACATCACCAGTCAAATCTGCAGTGATGACGTTAGCAGCAAAGTTACCAGACCCATCACGAAGGACGAGGTTATTTGCAGCGTTGTTGGCAGTAGAAGCAACGTTAATGGTTGGGTTACCAGAAACACCATCAGCATTGGTTAGAGTGATACCAGAGGATGCTGTAACCTGCAGAGTGCGCTGTGCATAGGTATTAGCAGCAGTCCTAGAAACAAAACCAGTGCCTGCCATTGCAGCGAGTGCAG